TGGTAGAGAAATGTCTTATATTCAGGCATTTTGTAAAGAATATGCTAGTAAATATAATTTAACTCCACAAGGAGTAAAAAGAATAATATTAAAGGAGTGTTGGAAAAATGTTTAAACTCAATAAAAACACATTAATAAAAACTCCTACTGGATTTAAAACTTTTTCTGGAATTCAAAAAGTATATAAGCCTTTTTATCATTGGATAATTTTTGATGATGAAACAGAAATAAAATGCTCAGAAAATCATTCATTTGGTAGTGAAAAAATAAAAGCATCTAATATTAAAGTAGATGACTTTTTGCAAGGGAGGAGGGTTGTATATAATGAAATAGTGGAGGAGGGAATATATCTTTATGATTTATTGGATGTTGGAGAAGATAATTTATATTATTCAAATAATATAATATCACACAACTGTGAATTTTTAGGATCAGTAGATACTCTCATCCATCCAAGTAAATTAAAATCATTAGTATTTGATGACCCAATAAAAAGAAGTAAAGGTTTGGATATTTATGAAGATCCCAAATCAGATAAAGATTATTTAATTACTGTTGATGTTGCTAGGGGAGTTGGTAGTGATTATTCTGCATTTGTTGTATATGACATTACATCCTTTCCACACAAAATAGTAGGAAAATATAGAAATAATGAAATTAAACCAATGCTTTTTCCAAATGTCATTTATGATATAGCTAAAGCATATAATGAAGCATTTATTCTATGTGAGGTTAATGATGTGGGCGATCAAGTTGCATCTATACTTCAATATGATCTTGAATATCAGAATCTCCTTATGTGTTCCATGAGAGGAAGAGCAGGTCAAGTAGTTGGTCAAGGATTTTCAGGAAAGAAAACTCAATTAGGATTGAAAATGTCCAAGACAGTTAAAAAAATTGGATGTTTAAATCTCAAAACCATGATAGAAGAAGATAAGCTTATTTTTAGTGATTATGAAATTATTAGTGAATTAACTACTTTTATTCAAAAACACAATTCATTTGAAGCAGAAGATGGTTGTAATGATGACTTGGCAATGTGCTTAGTCATTTATGCTTGGTTGGTTTCTCAAGATTATTTTAAAGAACTAACGGAACAAGATGTTAGAAAAAGATTATATGAAGAACAAAAAAATCAAATTGAACAAGACATGTCTCCCTTTGGATTTATAGTAGATGGAAGTGAGGCACCAATTGGTGAAGTTGATGCTGATGGTGATGTTTGGCGTTTGGATGAATATGGGGACAAATCATACATGTGGGAATATAGGTAAACCCGTAAAATTATAAATACTTTTAGAGCAAAACTGAAGCACTAGAGGAGTCAAAATGGCGTTACGCTTAGCATCTCCAGGTATTAATGTAAGGGAGGTAGATTTAACTAGAGGTGGTATTCAAAATACTACATCTTTAGCAGCAGGAATTGCTGCTCCTTTTGCAAAAGGTCCTGTAAATCAAATTGTAACTATTAGAACTGAAGATGAGTTAAAGAATACTTTTGGAACTCCATCTAAAAATGATTACCACTATGAATATTGGTACTCTGCATCAAACTTTCTCTCTTATGGTGGAAGTCTAAATGTAGTAAGATGTTCTGGATCTCAATTAAAAAATTCTAATGCTGGAGTTGGTGTATCAACATCATCAGTATCTATTCAAAATTTTGATAATTATCAAGCATCACATTTAAATGCAAGTACTTGGTACTGGGCAGCTAAGAATCCTGGATATTGGGCAGAAGATCTTAAAGTTTGTATCATTGATAACTTTGCAGATCAAACTATCTCTGGAGTAAATACAACTAATGTTTCAGTTGGATATGGAGTAACACAAACCATCAGTGGGATTATTGCTGGTGTTGGAACTACTTCAGCAGCATCTGGTTTCCTGAAGGGAATTATTACTGGTGTTGGATCCTCTGAATTTTATGTTAAAATTGTTTCTAAAAATGTAGGTGGTGTTGAATCAACTCAAGATTACAAAGAAAATAGCACTTATGCATTTGGGATTGGTACAACCACCAATTACTTAAATGTGGTTCATTCATCTGGATTAACAACATCTTTAATTAATGGTGGGTCTGTATCTGACTGGTACAACAATCAAAATATTTTAGATATTGCTAGGGGAGATTCCAGCACTTTATCTTGGAGAAGCATAGCTCCAAGACCAACAACTAATGGTTATGCTTTAGATAGAGATGGTCAAAATGATGCAGTGCATATTGTAGTTATTGATAGTAAAAAGTCAAATAATATCAGTGGAACTCCACAAACAATTCTTGAAAAATTTGTCAATCTATCAAAAGCACAAGATACTACTATTTCACCATCAACTAAAATTTACTACAAAGATTATATTGCATTAAATTCTCAATACATTTATGCAGGAAAATCTCCTGGAGATGCAACAGATGCTTATTGGGAAGTTGATCCAGTTTCTGTCAAATTTAGTTCAGAATTTACTCCTGCCTCTGAAACTTCAGGAATCTGGGGAATTACTGCAGAAGGAGTTACATTTAATTCTATAGGAAATAAATCTTACACTTTAAGAGGTGGAAAAGATTATAGCACTGGTGTTGGGTCAACAGATAATATAGGAGGATTTAATGTAGATCTTACTGATATTATAACTGCTTATGATAAATTTTCAAATGATGTTGATGTAACAATCAGTTATCTCTTGCAGGGAAGTGTCTCAGCAGGAAAAGAAATTGAGCAAGCTAAGGCAAATAAACTTATTAGCATTGCAGAAAGCAGAAAGGATTGTGTTGCATTTATTTCCCCATACAGGACAGCAGTTGTAAATGTATCATCTGCTACAACTCAATTGCAAAATGTCTTGTCATTCTTTAGTCCACTATCATCTTCATCTTATACAGTATTTGATAGTGGTTATCAATATGTTTATGATAGATTTAATCAACAGTTTATATACATGCCTTGTTCTGCAGATGTTGCTGGACTATGTGTAAGAACTGATATTAATCAGTTTCCTTGGTATTCTCCTGCTGGTAAGACTAGAGGAAGTCTTAAGTTTGCAATTAAACTTGCATACAATCCATCTCAACAAGACAGAGATCAACTTTATTCACAAAGAATTAATTCCATAATTTCTTCACCAGGATCTGGAATTATTCTATTTGGAGATAAAACTGCATTATCATATCAATCAGCATTTGATAGAATTAATGTTAGGAGATTGTTCATCACAATTGAACAGGCAATCAAGAGTGCTGCAGATTCACAACTATTTGAATTTAATGATGCCTCCACAAGAGCAAACTTTATTAATATTGTTGAGCCATACTTGAGAGATGTTCAAGTTAAAAGAGGAATTACTGACTTCTTATTGGTTTGTGATGAATCCAACAACACTCCAAGTGTAATTGACAGGAATGAATTTATTGCTGATATTTTTGTAAAACCAGCAAGAAGCATCAACTTCATTGGTCTGACGTTTGTTGCAACTAGAACTGGAGTCTCATTTGAGACAGTTGTAGGTACAGTTTAATCTAAATAGGAGTAAAAACAATGCCTAACTTTAGCGACAGAACTATTGATAAATTTAAATCCCAGATGAAGGGTGGTGGTGCCAGAAGCAACCTCTTTGAGGTTTCTTTTGGTAGTGAACTGGGAGGAAACTTTACCTTTCCATTTGGAGATCAAGTTACAACTGATGATCACATGTTGATCAAAGCAGCAGGTTTGCCTGCTTCAACTATTTCTGAAATTCCAGTTGCCTTTAGAGGAAGAACTCTTAAAGTTGCAGGAGACAGAACATTTGATGTTTGGACCATTACAGTTATCAATGATACTGACTTTAAGTGGAGAAATGTATTTGAAAGATGGATGAATTATATTGTTAAGGTTTCTGATGGAAGTGGTACAATTGATCCTTCTGAGTATCAAACTGATGTTACTGTATCTCAACTTTCAAGAGGTCAATTTACTGGACTAAATCAAAAAGGATCTCAGGGTGGAGAAATTGACATATTGAGAACATATAAAATTCATGGAGTATTTCCAACAAGTGTTTCTCAAATTGATGTTTCATATAATAATGAAAATGAAATTGAAGAATTTACTGTAGATTTACAAGTTCAGTGGTGGGAAGCTGCAGATGCATCCAATTCTACTACCTCACAAGTAGTCTAAATACTTTATAGTTTATAATTATACAATGGCAAAACTGTTTGGGTTTTCAATTGAGGATGAGGGTCAATTATCAAAGACAGCAATATCTCCTGTTCCAGAAAATAACGAAGATGGAGTTGATTATTATTTAACCAGTGGTTTTTATGGACAATATGTAGACATTGAAGGTGTCTACAGAAATGAATATGACCTGATTAAAAGATATAGAGAAATGGCACTTCACCCAGAATGTGACAGTGCCATTGAAAACGTAATTAATGAGGCAATTGTTAGTGATTTAAATGATTCTCCAGTTGAAATTGAACTTAGTAATTTAAATGCAAGTGATGGATTGAAAAAAGTTATAAGAGAAGAATTTAAATATATTAAAGATTTAATGGATTTTGACAAAAAATCTCATGAGATTTTTAAAAATTGGTATATAGATGGAAGAATTTTATATCACAAAGTTATTGATCTAAAAAAACCAGAAGAAGGACTTCAGGATATTAGATTTATGGATGCATTGAAAGTAAAATATATCAGAAAAGAAAAAAAGAAAAATGATAATTTTGCAGGAATATACAGGTCCAGAGATGAAGCAAGTGATTTTAATGAACCAGAAATAGAAGAATATTTTTTATATTTTCCTCAAGGTCATATTCAAAAAACTGCTGCAGCAAACAAAGGAATTCCTATTGCAAAAGATGCTATTACATTTGTGACCTCAGGTCTTGTAGATAGAAATAGACAATTGACTTTATCATACCTTCACAAGGCAATTAAAGCACTCAATCAACTTAGAATGATTGAAGATGCTTTGGTAATTTACAGAATTTCAAGAGCACCAGAAAGAAGAATATTTTACATTGATGTGGGCAACTTACCTAAAGTAAAAGCAGAACAATACCTCAGAGAGGTGATGGGTAGGTATAGAAATAAACTTGTTTATGATGCAAATACTGGCGAAATGCGTGATGATAAAAAGTTTATGAGCATGATGGAAGATTATTGGTTACCAAGAAGAGAGGGTGGAAGAGGAACTGAAATTACAACTCTTCCTGGTGGACAAAACTTAGGAGAACTTACTGATGTTCAATATTTTCAAAAGAAATTGTTTAGGGCACTAAATGTTCCAGAATCTAGAACTGCCTCTGATGGTGGATTTAATTTAGGAAGATCATCTGAAATTCTTAGAGATGAATTGATGTTTGGTAAATTTGTTGGAAGACTAAGAAAAAGATTTAGTAATATTTTTCATGATTTATTAAAAACACAATTAATCTTGAAAAATATAGTAACTGTAGAAGACTGGAATAAAATGAGTGATCATATTCAATATGATTACCTGTATGATGGTCATTTCTCAGAACTTAAGGAAACTGAGCTGATGAATGAGCGTTTAAATCTTATGGTTGCAATTCAACCATATATTGGAACTTATTATTCTAAAGATTATATAAGAAGAAAAATTTTGAGGCAGACTGATCAAGAAATCAATGATGAAAATAAATTGATGGAAAATGAAATTAAAAGTGGAGAATATCCAGACCCCAAACTAATGCCACCAGTTGGACCAGATGGTATGCCACTAGAACCAATGGCAGCAGGTAATCAAACTTTAGGAGCAAATCCAAAAGAATCTGATCTTTCTAGTGCAAATAAAACAACTTCAATAAATGCCAAAGGTGCTGAAATATAAATAATTCAATATACCTAGTATTTTTATGAATCCTTCTGCTGAGTTTATGGATATGGTACTTTCTGGTTCTTCTCCAGAAGAAGTATCTGACAAAATAAAAGAAATTTTATATTACAAATCTTCAAATACCATTGATGAAGTAAGACCTGCTATAGCACAAACTATGTTTGGATTAGAGGAAGAGTAATGTCACTAAAGATTGTTCAAACCATCCCAGCAGTACTTCCACCAAACAATGGAATTGCTACTAGTGGAGTAATTAATTTACAAACTGGATATTTAAGATTAAGTGCTCTTGGGGGAGGGTGTCATATTGCAGTCATAGATGGAAATTCTAATGTTGCAGTATCATCAGAATCCTCCTTTATAATTCCACAAAATACTAGTGAAATTATTAAAGAAAGAGTTGCTAGACAAAAAATTTCAGGAATAACAACTGGTGCTACAACAACTGTTTCATTTGGTGAAAATTTTGGTAACCCATTTGTTGTTGGGGATCATGTAAGTATTATTGGATCTCAACATGCTGGAATAAACACTTCATATGTAGAAATTTTATCTAAAACTGATTCTTCAATTATTCTTAATTTTAATAGCACTGCAGTTGGTGGAGCATTGACTGTAACTAATGCAATTGTTTCAAGATCTATAAAAATTGAAGTATATCCTGAATTAAACAACTCACATCTTCATATTGCAGAAGTACAAATAGCATCTCAGGCATAATCCAATGAAACTAATTACGGAAGAAATAGAATCAGTAGAAATTATTACAGAAGAAAAAGATGGGAAAAAAACCTTGTATATTCAGGGACCATTTCTTCAAGCAGAAGTAACTAACAGAAATGGTAGGTGCTATCCAATTCAAATTCTCTCCAGAGAAGTTGATAATTATACCAAGAATTTTATAACTCAAGGAAGAGCACTTGGGGAACTTGGACATCCAGATGGACCAACCGTAAATCTGGATAGAGTTTCACATATGATTACAAGTCTCAAATCAGAAGGAAATAATTTTGTAGGTAAAGCAAAAATTCTTGATACCCCAATGGGAAATATTGCTAAGTCTCTTCTAGGTGAAGGAGTTAAACTTGGTGTTTCTTCTAGGGGAATTGGATCTCTTATAGAAAGAGATGGAGTAAAATATATTGGAGATGATTTTATGCTTGCAACTGCAGCAGATCTTGTTGCAGATCCATCAGCACCAGATGCCTTTGTTCAGGGCATCATGGAAGGAAAGGAGTGGGTGTGGGATGGAGGAAAACTGAAAGAAATAAATGCTTCTATTACTCAAAGAAAAGTTGAAAGACTTTCAGAAAGTAAAGAATTAAATGAAAAATCCAAATTAAAATTGTTTGGAGAATATCTGTTAAATCTGTAATTTATAAATAAATATAGAATAAATCAAAGATTTTTATTCGGAGCATACAAATGAGTGTCGGTAACGATTTACAAGAAATGGAAGTATCTACTAAAAAATCTGTCACTGCAGTAAACAAAGGTGCTAAACCTGGAGAGTCTATGCAAAGAGCAACTATTCCAGGAGAAGGTCTTGTTAATGGAGTTGAAGATTTAGGAGGTCCAACTCCCCAAAATTCAAAACCAGATGATGAGTCAAATAAGTATAAGACTCCTGCTTCTAAATTAAAAGCAGTTAGAGATGTTCAACATAAAGGTGCAAAGGGTCCTGATCCAATGCAACATGCCAACACATCTGCTATGTCTTATGAAGAAACTGAATCAGACGAAGAGGACCTAGTTCTTGAATCTGATGAATCAGAAGAGGACCAAGTAGAGGGTGATGAGTATACTGATGATGATGAAGAAGAAACTATCTCTTTAGAAGAGACAATTAATCAAATCATCAATCAAGATGTTGATTATTCAGAAGATATTAATGCTCTTATGGAGGGTGAAGATCTTTCTGAATCTTTCATGAACAAGGCAACTACTATTTTTGAAGCTGCAGTTAAATCTAAATTGATTGTAGCACTAGAAGCAATGCAAGAGCATTTTGACCATGCTCTTGTACAAGAAGTCACCTCAATCAAAGAGGAACTTACAGAAAGAGTAGATGCATATCTTGAGTATGTTTCCGAAGAATGGGTTGAAGAGAATGCTCTTCAAATTGAAACTGGAATCAAATCAGAATTATCAGAGTCCTTTATGACTGGTCTAAAAGGACTCTTTGAAGAACATTATGTAGAAATCCCTGAAGATAAATATAATGTGTTAGAGGGAATGGTCGAAAGACTAGATGAAATGGAATCAAAACTCAATGAACAGATCGAAAGAAATGTTCAATTAAATCAAAGACTGTGTGAAGCAGTAAGCGACACTATTATCAATGAAGTTTCTGAAGGGTTAGCTTTAACTCAGAAAGAAAAACTTGCAAGTCTTGCTGAAAGTGTTGGGTTTGAAGGTGAAGAAAACTATCGTGAGAAACTGGAAACTCTGAAGGAATCATATTTCCCAAGAGCAACAGGATCTCGTAGAGAAGAAATACTGATTCAAGAAAATGTAGAGGAATATTCTCCTCAAATGAATTCATATCTGAAAGCAGTGTCTAAATTCTCAAAGTGAACTTTAAGTTATACTAAATATTTGTAGTTAAGCAAACACTTACCAAGACTAAACAAGGAGAAAAAGCAAATGTTCCTCAATGAACAAATGCAGAACAAGTGGCAACCTCTTCTGGAAGCAGAGGGTCTTGATCAAATCAAGGATCCATACAGAAGAGCAGTTACCGCTCAACTGCTAGAAAACCAAGAAAGATTTTTAAGAGAAGAGAGAGCCTTCATTTCTGAAGCTGCTCCTAATATCAACACCCAGTCACAGTCAAACCCAGGATTCTCTGGTTCTGCTACTGCTGCAGGTCCTGTAGCTGGTTTTGATCCCGTTCTGATTTCATTGATCAGACGCTCCATGCCCAATCTGGTTGCATATGATCTTGCTGGTGTTCAACCAATGAATGGTCCTACTGGACTAATCTTTGCAATGAGAACCAGATATGTTAATCAGTCTGGACAAGAAGCTCTATTCAATGAGCCAGATACTGCATTCTCAGCACAAAACAACAGCGCAAACCTTACTCAAGGTGATTACACTGGTGGTTCTGATGGTGGTGTATCTGTAGGTTTTGGTACTACTGGTTTTGCTCTTGGTGGCAATGCTGCTGGTAGCAACCCTTCCCTATTGAATTCTGCAGGTGCACTTGGCGTTGACTACAAAGTTGGTCAAGGTTTTGGAACTTCTGCTTCTGAAGCATTGGGTGATGATGCTGCTAATGCATTCAACCAAATGGCATTCAGCATTGAGAAACTTTCAGTTACTGCAAAGTCTAGAGCACTCAAGGCTGAGTACACCCTAGAGCTAGCACAAGACCTCAAGGCAATTCATGGTCTTGATGCTGAAGCTGAGTTAGCAAACATTCTCTCAACTGAAATCCTTGCTGAAATCAACAGAGAGATCATCAGAACCATCTATAAGGTTGCTGAAACTGGTGCACAAACCAATGTGTCCAATGCAGGTATCTTTGACCTAGATGTGGACTCTAATGGTAGATGGTCAGTTGAGAAGTTCAAAGGTCTTCTGTTCCAACTTGAGAGAGATGCTAATGCAATCGCTCAAAGAACAAGAAGAGGAAAGGGCAATGTAATCCTTTGTTCTGCTGATGTTGCTTCTGCACTCACAATGGCAGGTCTTCTTGATTACACTCCTGCACTCAATGCTAACTTGAATGTTGATGACACTGGAAATACCTTTGCTGGTATTCTCAATGGCAAGTTCAAGGTTTATATTGATCCTTTCTCAGCAAACCTTTCTGCTGAACAGTATTATGTTGTTGGGTATAAAGGAACCAATCCTTATGATGCTGGTATCTTCTACTGCCCATATGTGCCTCTCCAAATGGTACGTGCAGTTGGTCAAGATAACTTCCAACCTAAAATTGGATTTAAGACCAGATATGGTATGGTTGCAAACCCTTATGCAGAAGGTACTGATCAAGGTCTTGGTAGAATCCAACAGAACACAAACAGATACTACAGAAGAGTACAAGTTAAAAACCTCATGTGAGTTTTTTCAACTCTTTCCCAAAGGTCCCCAAAAGGGACCTTTTTTTATGAGAATAAATAGTTCAAAAAATGGCAACAAATCCTTGGGATAATCAACCAGGAAATAGAAACTTTTTATCTCCAGTTGGTTTCAAATTTAAATTACAAAAAGCACCTAAAGTAGACTTTTTTGCAAACTCAGCAAATATTCCTTCCATTACTTTAGGATCTGCAATTATGACTCGTTATGGTAAAAACATTGACATTCCAGGCGATAAAATGAATTTTGAAGATTTTAATTTAAGATTTTTAGTAGATGAAAATCTTCAAAATTATATGGAAATTCAAAATTGGATGAGGGGTCTTGGGTTTCCATATAGTCTAGAGCAATATGATGATTTACAAGAAAGTGCTAACAACGACAACATACCAGGATTAGCAAGAGCAAGATTTTATGAAGAATCAGATGGTACTCTTCAAATTTTAAACAGCAATTATGTTACTAGTGCTCAGGTTCTTTATTATGGAATGTACCCTACATATCTTTCAACATTACAATTTGATGCAACAGAGGAAGATATTAGATATTTTACAGCAGAAGTAAATTTTAAATACACTTATTACAAAATAGTTGATGCAATAGGAACACCTTTATGATCTCTCTTGATGAAATTCAAATGATGTGGAAAAAAGATTCAGAAATTAATATAGATGATCTTCATAATGAATCTTTAAATATTTCACCACTACATTCAAAATATTATGAAATTTATAATAACATTACATTATTAAAAAAGCAATCATTAATTACTTATAAAGTAAAAAAATTAGAAAGATCAAATTTCTATAATGGAAAAGCGGAACCAGAAGTTTATCAAGAGGAACCCTTTCCATATAAAATCAGAGACAAAGAAAGTTTATCAAGATACTTAGATGCTGATGAACACTTAAATAAAATTTTACTTAAAATTGATTATTATGATGTAATATTAAAATATCTTGAAGAAATTATAAAAATGATTTCCAATAGAACTTATCAAATTAAAAACTCAATTGAATTTTTAAGATTTCAATCTGGAACATAATATGTCTGATTTAGTTATTTCAAAAAAAAATGAAGTATATTTAAAAGTAGAATGTGATGCTCATATCAAATATGAAATAAGTGATCAATTTACTTTTGATGTTCCTGGGGCAAAATTTATGCCACAATACAGAACTAAGCATTGGGATGGAAAAATTCGTTTATTTAATATTCAAACTGGAGAAATCTATGTTGGTCTTTTAGATAAATTAATTGATTTTTGCGAAAATCATAAGTATAAATTTGAACTAGAATATAGTAAATTTTATGGTCTTCCTGGAGATATGAATGATTCTATTTCATTAGAGGGTGTTGAAGACTATATGAAAAGTATCTGTTCTCATGAACCAAGAGATTATCAAATAAAAGGAGTTTATGATGCATTAAAATATAACAGAAAACTTTTAGTTTCTCCAACTGCTTCTGGAAAATCATTGATGATTTATTCTATAGTTAGATATTTTACGGAACAACAAAGGAATATACTTCTTGTAGTGCCTACCACATCCCTTGTAGAGCAAATGTATAAGGACTTTGATGACTATGGTTGGAGTGCAGAAGAACACTGCCACAGAGTCTATGGAGGCAATGAAAGAGTATCAGACAAGCAGGTTACTATATCAACTTGGCAATCAATATACAAATTAGATAAGTCTTTTTTTAAAAATTTTGATGTTGTAATTGGAGATGAGGCTCATCAATTTAAATCTAAATCTTTAATTAGTATTATGTCTAAATTACTAGACACCAAATATAGATTTGGATTTACAGGAACATTAGATGGAACTCAAACTCACAAACTTGTACTTGAAGGTTTGTTTGGTCCAACATACAAATTGATTAAGACTGATGAACTTATCAAAAAAGGATATCTATCTAAATTAAATATTAAAGTTTTATTACTAAAACATGAAGGAAAAAAAATTAATGATTATGAAGAAGAGGTGCAATATTTAATTTCAAATGATAAAAGAAATAAATTTATTAAAAACTTAGTTTTAGATTTAAAAGGAAATACTTTAGTTCTTTTTAATAGGGTTTCCACTCATGGTGAACCACTTTATGATCTCATAAATAATAATGTAAGTGAAAATAGAAAAGTTTTTTTCATTCATGGTGGAGTTGATACTGAAGAAAGAGAATTGGTTAGAAAAATAACAGAGGAGGAAAAAAATGCAATTATTGTTGCTTCTTATGGCACTTTTAGTACAGGTATCAATATTAGAAACTTACACAATGTTGTATTCGCATCACCAAGCAAATCTAGAATCAGAAACCTACAATCTATAGGTAGAGTTCTTAGGAAAGGAAAAGAAAAAGTCTCAGCAACATTATACGACATTGCAGATGATATAACTCACAATGGTAAAAGAAATTATACTTTAAATCATTTAGTTGAGAGAATTAAAATCTACAATGAAGAAAATTTTGATTATGAAATAATTAGTATAAATTTTAACAAATGATAGAAGAAGAATTTTATTCAGCAATCAAGCTGGTATCTGGTGAAGAAATATTTGCACTGGTTTCTGTTTCCGAAGAGGAAGAAAGAACCTTTTTAATTCTTGATAATCCTGTTATCATTACTCCAGTGCGTAATAAAATTGGCATGATCTATGGTTATAAGGTGGAACCTTGGATGAATATTCCAGATGATGATATGTATATTATTGAGATGTCAAAGGTTATCACTATGACAGAAGTAAACAATGAACAGATTATTAAAATATATCATAAATTTAATAAATCAAATTCAAAAATGACAATAGACAGAAAGATGGGATTTATTTCTAAAGTAAATGATGCCAGAAAGTCTTTAGAGAAGACTTATAATAATAGTTAGTTATTATTTTTCTTGAAACCCTACAGAGTTATTTTAGTTGAATAATTAAAACTTGTCAACTACTTGTCAAAACTTCATAATAATGTTATCATTTAAATACTTATAAAATAATTTCATGTTAGCAGTAATGGCTAAAGGTAAAAAAAGATCAGAGCATTATGTAAGTAATAAAGATTTTCATCTAGCTCTTCTTGAGTATAAGAAACTAGTTGTTAATGCTAAAGAAAAAGAATTACCAAGACCAAGGATTCCAAATTATCTTGGTGAGTGTTTTCTTAAGATTGCTACGCACTTATCATATAAACCAAACTTTGTCAATTATATGTTTAAGGATGATATGGTTTGTGATGGAATTGAAAATTGTGTACAATATATTGATAATTTTGATGTAGAAAGAACAAATCCATTTGCATATTTTACTCAAATTGTTTATTATGCATTTCTAAGAAGAATTGCTAAAGAAAAAAAGCAACTTGAAATTAAAACTAAAATCATAGAAAGATCTGGATTTGATGAAGTTTTTACTGCAGACATATCAGATATGGGAGATTGTTCTTCTAACATGAATAACATTAAAGATAATATCAATTATAGATTTTTATGAAAGTTGCAATCATAACTGACACACATTATAATTTTAAAAAAGGGAGTCAAATATTTCATGATTACTTTGAAAAATTTTACAATCAAATATTTTTCCCCACATTAAAAAAATTAAAAATTAATACAGTTATACATTTAGGAGATATATTTGATAATCGTAGAACAACTGATTACTGGAGTATTGAGTGGACTAGGAGAGTAGTTTTTGAACCCTTAAAAAAATATAATCTTCATATGATTTTGGGAAATCATGATATTTTTTATAAGAATACAACCAAACTAAACAGTCCTGAATTATTGATTGGTGATTATAAGAACATCAACTTGTACACTAAACCAACTAATGTACAAGTTGGTGAACAAGAAGTGTTATTCATTCCTTGGATCACTCCAGAAGGTGAGTCTGAGACCTTAGCAGCAATTCAAAATACCTCAGCAAAGGTTGCTATGGGTCACTTGGAATTGGCAGGGTTCTATGCTCATAGAGGACATTTGCAAGATGAAGGAAAAGATAAATCAATATTTAATAAATTTAATCAAGTTTTTTCTGGACATTATCATACTAGAAGTGATGATGGTAAAATTTATTATTTGGGGAATCCATATCAATTATATTGGAATGATTATGGAGATTCTAGGGGATTTACTATTTGGGACACAGAAACAGGAGATATTCAACAAATAAATAATCCATTTGAAATGTTTAAAATTTGTAATTATGATGAAGAATCTCCAGAAAAAAATTTAAATCAATACACTGGATGTATTGTTAAATTGGTGGTTAAGAATAAAACAGAACAAAAAAAGTTTGATAAATTTCTTGATTCCTTAATCAAAACACAACCTTATGATCTTAAAATAATAGAAAATGTAAATATAAATCAAAATTTTGAATATGATGAATTGATGGAACAAGAAGATACTCTTTCTTTGCTTAAAAGGTATGTTGATGAATCTGAAATTCAGTTAAATAAAACTAGGATTAAAGACTTAATACAATCAATTTATCAAGAGTCATTCCAAATGTAAAATGTACATACTAACAATAGTAGGAAGAACTCAAGAAGGAGCATTTGCAGTAGAAGACATAGATGGGGAAAAGATTCTCTTTATGTTTGAAGAAGAAGATGATGCTCAAAGATATCTTTCTATGCTAGAAGAATTAGATTATCCAAATATGGAAATCACCGAGGTTAATCCTCATATTGCAATTATGGCTTGCGACCATTTGAATTATGGTTATGTTATAATTACCCCAGATGACATTGTAGTTCCTCCAGATTATGATAAAGTTTCAGAACCTAAGGTATAAAAATTTTTTAAGTTCAGGAAACCATTGGACAGAACTTAAATTAAATAAAAACACATCAACCTTGATAGTTGGACATAATGGAGCAGGTAAGAGTACTATTTTAGATGCTCTTACCTTTGTTCTGTTTAATAAACCATTCAGAAAAATTAATAAAAATCAATTAATTAATAGCATTAACGAAAAGGATTGTTTAGTTGAGATTGATTTTTCTGTAGATAGCATACCATACACAATTAAAAGAGGTATGAAACCAACTCTTTTTGAAATTTATAGAGAAGGAGTTTTATTTGATCAGTCATCATCATCTAATGATCAGCAAAAGTGGTTAGAACAATCTCTTTTGAAATTAAATTATAAATCATTTACTCAAATTATAATACTTGGGTCCTCCAATTTTGTTCCATTCATGCAACTATCTTCTCAACATAGAAGAGAAGTTGTTGAAGACTTATTAGATATTAAAGTTTTCTCAGTAATGAATGATGTATCTAAAATCAAAATAAAAGAAATTAAAGATGAATTAAAAGAATTATCTTATAAAAAAGAAAATTTAGAAGACAAAATAGAATCTCAAGAGAATTTTATAGAAAAAATTAATAAAAGAAGAACTCAAGATGTTGATAATAAAAAGGAAAAAATTATATCTATTGTAGAACAAGTAGATCAACTTGCATTAGAAAATCAAAATATTCAAGTAAAGGTTCTTGATAAAACAAATTCCTTAGAAGAACTTGCTTATTCTGATTCTATATTAATTAAGTTGGAAAAATTTAATGCCAAGATAGAGCAAAAATTATCTAATCTAATAGAAGATCATAAGTTTTTTAAAGATAATAGGGTTTGCCCTACCTGCACACAAACTATTGAAGAAGAATTTAGGTTAAATAAAGTTGCTGTTATTGAAGACAAAGCAAAGGAAATTCAACAAGCTCAAAAAGATCTTCAACAATCAATTGAAATTGAATCTCAAAAACAACAAAATTTTATAACATTCAGCAAAGAGGTATCAAATTTAAACAATGAAATTAATTTTAACAACGTTAAAATTTCTGGACTTAGAAAGCAAATCGAAGAATTTGAATCAGAAATTCAAACACTTACATCCTCAAATAAAGATGCAAATATTGAACATGCAAAGTTAAAGTCTTTAAAAGAATCTTTAGATTTAATTTTAGAAAATACTTCAACTAAAAAAGAAGAGTTGCAAAACTACGAATTTATTAGTTTACTTCTTAAAGATGATGGAGCAAAATCTAAAATTATTAAAAAATATTTACCAGTTATTAATAGCAATTTAAATAAATATCTGGAGATTTTAGACTTCCCAGTAAACTTTACTTTAGATGAAGAATTTAATGAGAAAGCTTTAAATCCAATTTATGAAGATTTTTCGTATTCATCATTTTCTGAGGGTGAAAAAATGAGAATAGATCTTGCTCTTCTGTTTACTTGGAGAGAAGTTGCTAAAGTAAAAAATTCAATTAATACTAATTTATTAATTCTTGATGAAGTTTTTGACAGTTCTTTAGATGAAGCAGGAACTGATTATTTTACAAAAATTATTAAATGTGTAGTTAAAGATTCTAATACTTTTGTAATATCTCATAAAGTAGAAGACCTTTTAGAAAAATTTGATCAAACAATTAAGTTTGAGAAAAGAAAAGGATTTAGTGTTATGCTTGACGTTGATTGAATTTACTGCTATCATCTTAAGAAGTAACCTATGATTTTTGTTATGTTTGGTCCTGATGATGAAAAAACTAACATTGAAGACTATTATTCCCTTCCTCTAATAATAAAAGATCCAATAGATGATTCAAATAAAAATCATTTTTGGAAATATAGTGAGGATAAAATTCTAAAACAACTGCAAGAATATATCGCAGGAACTTATAATCAACATTATGTAGATAGAACTGGTGGTGGTACTGAACAAACTTTGGATAAGATTAAGCACAATAGAAGAGAAGGATTTTGTGCAGGTAATGTTACAAAATACATTGATAGGTATGACACTAAAGGAACTCCTCGTGCTGACTTATTTAAGGTGTTGCATTATACTATCTTATTAATTAATCATCTCAATCTTGTTGAGAAAAAATAAAATTTAAAACTATGAAACTTTCTGAATCTACTCTCAACATTCTTAAAAACTTTTCTTCTATTAATCAGTCTATTTTGGTGAAGCAAGGAACTAAGCTTCGTACTATCTCAGTAATGCAAAATATTCTTGCTGAAGCAGATGTAGAAGAAAATTTTCCAAAAGATTTTGCAATCTATGATCTTAACCAATTTCTAAATGGTATTGGTTTACATCAAGATCCTGATCTTGATTTCGCAGAAGACTCTTATCTTGTTATTAGAGAAGGTAAAAGAAAAGTAAAATATTTCTTTGCTGATCCTGAAGTAATTATATCTCCTCCAGAAAAAGGCATTTCCCTTCCAAGTCAAGATGTATGTTTCCAGTTAGATAATTCTCATCTTAATAATCTAATTAAAGCATCTGCAGTATATCAACTTCCAGATTTATCTGCTATTGGTGCAAATGGAGTAATTAGTCTTGTTGTTCGTGATAAGAAGAATGATACTACTAATGAGTATTCAATTGTTGTTGGTGAGACTGATGCCACATTTACTTTTAATTTTAAGGTTGAGAATATTAAAATTATTCCAGGATCTTATGATGTTGTAATTTCTAAAAAATGTATTTCTAAATTTACTAATGAGAAATATAATCTTAACTATTTTATTGCACTTGAACCTGATTCCACTTTTGAATTATGAGAAATGATTTCTTGTGGGTAGAAAAATACGCCCCAAAGAAAATTGAAGATTGTATTCTTCCTGAAAGTATTAAAAAAACATTTCAGGATTTTGTGAATCAAGGACAAATACCAAACCTGTTACTTGCTGGACCTCCTGGAGTTGGTAAGACAACAGTAGCAAAAGCACTATGTAATGAATTAGGAGTTGATTTTTATGTCATTAATGGATCTGATGAGGGAAGATTTCTCGACACAGTACGAAACCAGGCAAAGAACTTTGCTTCGACCGTATCACTTCAAGCAACTGACAAACATAAAGTTATCATCATTGATGAGTGTGATAACACAGGAAACGATGTACAACTCCTCTTACGGGCAAATATTGAGGCATTTTATAGCAACTGCAGATTCATCTTTACCTGTAATTACAAAAACAAAATCATTGAACCCCTTCACTCTAGATGTGCAGTTGTTGAGTTTGGTATTAAGTCCAAAGACAGACCAAAAATTGCAGCAAAGTTCTTTGAGAGACTCAAAAAGATCCTGGATCAAGAAAAAGTTGAAGCAGATGATAAAGTTCTCATTCAGTTAATCAATAAACACTTTCCTGATTGGAGGAGAGTTTTAAATGAATGCCAAAGGTATTCTGTATCTGGTAAAATAGACTCCGCAATTCTTGCCACTTTCTCTGATATTAAAGTAAATGATCTCATTAAACATCTCAAAGAAAAGAACTTTTCGGAAGTTCGTAAATGGATTGTTGCCAATCTTGATAATGATGCCAGTAGTATTCTTCGTATGGTGTATGATGCTCTATATGAACATCTGGATGGTCCCAGTATTGCTGCTTGTGTTCTTATTGTGGCAAAATATCAATACCAATCGGCATTTGTAGCAGATCATGAAATCAATCTTCTAGCAGCATTAACAGAAATTATGTGTGAGTGTAAATTTAAATGAAAAAGAAAACATTTAGTAAATTGATACAAGGACCACTAAGATTTCATCACCAAGATATACATGAAGAACTTAGTGAAATTAAAAATGACATTGACTTAATTAAAACCATTCTTTTGCAAATATTACATGATGAGAAATTTGAAAACACCTCTTCAATACCCAGGGGGCAAGAGTAGAGCAATTAGTAAGGTGTATTAAATTATGAAATACGAATTAAAGGATTGGTTGAACTCAATCAACCAAACCAAGAATAATATCATAGATGAAGATCCATCATCTAAAACTGACTATGCACCTTATATTATAAACAAATGTCTTTCTGGACATATTGATTGTTTGATGTATGTTAATGAGATGAACATTAATAACTCATTAGACAAAAAATTGCAGTATGATTTTTTTATAAATATTCTTAGAACTAAAAAAAGATTTTCTCCTTGGATTCGTAGAGATAAAATTAAAGATCTCGATGTAGTCAAATTATACTATAAATATAATAATGAAAAGGCAGAACAAGCTTTGAAAATTCTGACACATGATCAAATTAATTTTATTAAACAGAAACTTGAAATTGGAGGAATAAAATGAGTGTCATCCAAGAACCCGAAGTGAATTGGTCTCAGGACCAAATGGTAGAAGTTATTCTTAGTGAGCCTGATGATTTTCTAAAGGTTCGTGAGACACTTACTAGAATTGGAGTAGCATCTAGGAAAGAAAAGAAGATCTATCAGTCCTGCCATATTCTTCACAAGCAGGGTAGATATTACTTGGTTCACTTCAAAGAATTATTTGCTCTTGATGGTAAACATGCAAATCTTACTATCAATGATATTCAAAGAAGAAATAGAATTGCTCAATTGCTTGCTGATTGGGAATTAATTAGCATTGTAGATGTGAGCAAAATTTCTGATGTTGCACCTCTCAATCAAATTAAAGTTCTTTCATATAAAGAAAAAAATGATTGGACTTTGGAGACAAAATATAATATTGGATCTAAAAAGAAAAAAGTAGAGGAAACTGAATAATTCTGTAGGGGATTCCACATCCCCTTTTTTATTAGATCTGTTATAATTAGTATTGGATGCCTTAGGGGTCCATAAAACACAAACTCGCTTAAAAAGGAGAAAGATTATGTATCAAACACTCGCAAAATATAATACTGGAAACATTGAGAAGTTTCTCAATGATATTGACAAATATTCCATTGGTATGGATGAATGGATTCATCGGTTTAACTCTCTACATCAAACAGAGTCAAACTATCCACCATATAATGTAGTTAAAGAAAGTAATACTGCCACAAGAGTTGAGATTGCTCTTGCAGGATTCAACAAAAAAGAAATCTCAGTTTATACAGAAAACAATAAGTTATTTGTGGAGGGTCAAAAAGACTCCACAGAAGATGGTAAATATTTACATCAGGGACTTGCAAAAAGGTCATTCGCCAGAGTATGGACGATTTCTGATGATGTAGAAGTCACCAAAGTTGAGTTTGATGATGGTCTTCTTGTGATTAAACTCACACGCATTATTCCAGAGCATCAGAAAAAGAAAGTCTGGTTCTAAATAATATTGCGGGGCTGCCCATTAACTATTGTTGCCTATAAGGGAGGTAATCTGGCAAAACCCAGATTGACACCTCCCATTTTTATTGCTATACTGTATTTGCTTAGGATTACAAATTATGTCAGTTAAACTTTTGGTTCTTAAATCATATGAAGATGTGATTGCCGATGTAAAAGAAATGATGTCTGGGGAAAAGGTAATTGGATATCTCCTTACCAATCCATTCGTGACTAGAGTTAATGAAGGTGAAAATGGAAACGCTAGTAGTGTAACTTATTATCCATATGTTCCTCTATCTAAACAAAAAGAAATTCCAATTCCTTGTGATTGGGTAGTTTCTATTTTAGAACCCTTTGATGAAGTAAAAGAATCTTATTTGGAGCATGTAAATGACAAATCTAAAAGTCTTAATCCTGAAGAATGATGCTGTTCTAGTAACAGAAGTACATGAAGTTCCTGAGGCAGATGTTGGGGAACCAGATTGTAAATTAGTCAATCCATGTATTTTAAAGCAAAATGTTGATGGTGAACAATATTTTGAAAAATGGCCTTCCTTTACTGACCAGAGGGAATTTAAAATTCATTCAGATTCTATTTTTACCATAGTTGATCCCAAACCAGATATTATTGAACTTTATTTGAAGGCTATTAAATGAAGTTTTATACTAATGTCGTTTTAGTAGGAAATGAAATTCTTACTAGGGGATTTGATGGGAAAAATCATTTTAAGAATAGGGAACCTTTTTATCCTACACTCTATGTTAGTACAAATAAAAAAACAAATTTTAAAACTTTAGATGGCAATTATGTAGGTGAACTGAAACCTGGAACCATTCGTGAAACTAGGGAATTTATAGATAGACATAAAAATATAGAAAATTTTATTTTGTATGGCAATACAAGATATATTAATCAATATATTTCTGATAATTATCCAGAAGAATCAATAAAATTTGATATTAGTAAGATTCAGTTAATTACAATTGACATTGAGGTTGCATCTGAAAATGGATTTCCAGATGTACAAAACTGCGAAGAAGAATTGCTTACAATTTCTATTCAAGATTACAATACAAAAAATATTATTACTTGGGGTGTAAAACCCTTTAGTAATACTCAAAAAAACGTTAATTATATCTTATGTAAAAATGAAACTGATTTAATTGATAAGTTTCTTTTTTATTGGGATTCTAATCCTCCAGATGTTATCACTGGATGGAACTGTGATCTTTATGATGTTCCATATCTTTGTGGAAGAATTTCTAAAATATTTGGAGAAAAAACAATAAAGAAACTTTCTCCATGGGGAATAGTTACTGAATCTGAATTGGTAATTGCAGGGAGACTTCAAAAAAAAGTTGATATTGCTGGTATTACAATTCTTGATTATCTTGAATTATATAAAAAGTTTACATATAAAACACAAGAATCCTATAAATTGGATTATATTGCAGAAGTAGAACTTGGTCAAAAGAAATTAGATCACTCAGAGTATGATACATTTAAAGAGTTTTATACAAAAAATTGGCAAAAATTCGTAGAGTATAATATTGTTGACGTAGAATTGGTAGATAGACTTGAGGATAAAATGCGCCTCATTGAACTTGCAATTACTATGGCATTTGATGCTAAAGGTAATTTTAGTGATGTCTTTTTTCAAGTTAGAATGTGGGACTCTATCATCTATAACTATTTGAGATCTAAAAACATTGTGATTCCTTTTAAAAAGGATACAAAGAAGGATCAAAGATTTGAAGGTGCTTATGTAAAGGATCCCATTGTGGGTAAGCATGAATGGGTTGTAAGTTTCGATTTAAATTCGCTTTATCCTCACTTGATCATGCAGTACAATATCTCACCAGAAACACTTGTTGATGGAAAATTTCCTGGTGTTTCCGTGGATAAGTTATTGAATAAATCAATTAAAATCCCAGAAAATTATCCTTATACTGTATGTTCAAATGGTGCCCAGTATAAAAAAGACATCAGAGGATTTCTTCCAGAATTGATGGAAAAGATGTATATGGATCGTGTCATCTATAAGCAGAAAATGCTTGAAGCAAAGCAGCAGTATGAGAAAACTCCTACTGTAGAACTTATGAAAGAAATTGCAAGATGTAATAATATTCAGATGGCAAAGAAGATTTCTCTCAACTCTGCTTATGGTGCAGTTGGTAATGAATATTTTAGATATTTTCGTATAGAAAATGCAGAGGCAGTAACTCTGTCTGGTCAAGTTTCAATTCGTTGGATTGAATGTAAAGTAAATAAGTATTTAAATAAACTTCTTAAAACTGAGGATATTGATTATGTTATTGCTTCTGATACTGATTCTATTTACATTAACATGGGTCCTTTGGTTGAAACTGTATACCAGGGAAGAGAGAAAACTGCTGAGAAAATTGTGGGGTTCCTTGACAAGATCTGTCAAATGGAACTTGAACCTTATATTGAAAGTTCTTACCAAGAATTGGCAGACTATGTAAATGCCTATGCCCAAAAGATGCAGATGAAGAGGGAGAATATTGCAGAAAGAGGAATTTGGACAGCTAAGAAAAGATATATTCTTAATGTTTGGGACTCTGAAGGTGTTAGGTATTCTGAACCTAAACTTAAAATTATGGGACTTGAAGCAGTTAAGTCTTCTACTCCTTCTCCATGTAGGACTATGATTAAAGAAGCATTCAAAATTATTATGACTAAAACAGAAGAGGATATGATTGAGTTTATTAATACTAGTAGAAGTAAGTTTTATAATCTTCCTCCAGAAGAAATTTCATTCCCAAGAACTGCTAATAATATTAATAAGTATAAATCAGCAAATGCTATCTATGGAAAGGGTACTCCTATTCACATAAGAGGAGTTTTGCTGTATAATTACTATATCAAAAATAATAAACTGGACAATAAATACCCAATGATTAATAATGGGGAAAAAATTAAGTTCTGTTATTTGAAAAAAGCAAATCCACTACATGAAAATGTAATTTCATTTATTCAACAATTTCCCAAAGAATTAAATCTTAGTAAATATATTGATTATGAACTTCAATTTGATAAAAGTTTTCTTGAACCTCTAAAAACTATTCTTCAATGTATTGGATGGAAAACTGAAAAAACAAATACCCTATCATCATTTTTTGTATAATTATGGATTTTTTAAAAGATATTGTAAAAGAAGTAGGAGGGGAATATGCCTCTATTGCGGCAGACATTGATGAGACTGAAACATATGTGGATACGGGTTCATACATTTTTAATGCTCTTGTATCTGGTTCTATCTTTGGTGGGGTTTCTGGTAACAAAATTACTGCAATTGCAGGTGAAAGCAGCACAGGAAAAACTTTCTTCAGTTTGGCAGTCGTTAAGAATTTTCTTGATAGTCATCCTGATGGATATTGTTTGTATTTTGATACTGAAGCAGCAATCACAAAATCCCTTTTGGAAAGCAGGGGAATTGACACAACTCGTCTGGTGGTTATCAATGTAGTTACTGTAGAAGAATTTCGCACCAAAACACTCAAGGCAGTTGATATCTACTTGAAGAAAAAGGAAGAAGAAAGGAATCCTTGTATATTTGTATTAGATTCTTTGGGAATGCTTTCTACTAGTAAGGAGATTAATGATGCTTTAAATGATAAGGAAGTTAGAGATATGACTAAATCTCAACTCATCAAGGGTGCTTTTAGAATGTTGACTCTTAAGTTGGGTCAAGCAAAAATACCAATGTTAGTTACAAATCACACATATGATGTGATTGGTGCTTATGTCCCTACAAAGGATATGGGTGGGGGCAGTGGTCTGAAATATGCTGCATCATCTATCATCTATCTTAGTAAAAAGAAGGAAAAGGATGGAACAGAAGTTATTGGTAATATCATTAAAGCAAAAACACATAAATCAAGATTAAGCAAAGAAAATAAAGATGTTGAAATTCGTTTATTTTATGATGAGCGTGGCCTTGATAAGTACTATGGTCTTCTTGAGCTTGGTGAACTTGGTGGACTTTGGAAAAATGTAGCAGGGCGTTATGAGATTGGTGGTAAAAAACTTTATGCCAAAGAAATTCTCAAAGACCCAGAAAAATATTTTAATGCTGAAGTAATGCAGGCACTTGATGAAACAGCACAAAAAGAATTCAGTTATGGATAATATTAGAATTATTCAAACTCATATTGATGTTTCTAAAGTCATTGAACAATTACAAAAACATTCTGAAGATTGGGGTTCTCAAAAGTCATTATCTAAAACTGAACAAGTAGACTCAGCAAAATATAAAACAACAGTTGATGTTCTTCAATTGATAATGGGTGTAGTAAAAACTCCAGGAGATTTGGCATTTAATTCTGAATTGTGCATTAAGACTCCAGCATATGATAATCATACTGAGATTTTTAAAATCTTAAATAAGTATTTTAAAAAATATCGTAGATGTGCTTTTTTGTCTTTACCTGTAGGAGAAGAAGTTGGATTTCACATAGATGAAGGAACTTACTATCTAAGTAAAGATAGATATCACCTTTCAATTCAGGGGAGGTATAAGTATACAGTGGAGCATGAATCTGTTATAGTTGAACCTGGAACACTATTTTGGTTTAATAATAAAAAACCACATAGTGCAGTGAATATAGGAGATGATTCAAGAATTACTTTTGTGTTTGATGTTCCTCAACATAAAAAAAATCCTTAGGAGTAATTGATGGAAAAAATAGAAACTACAATTCTTAGAAATCTGCTTTTTAATAATGATTATTGTAGAAAAGTTTTACCTTTTCTTAAAAATGAATACTTTGAGAATTTTCACGAAAAAGTAGTTTTTGAGGAAATTTGTAATTTTATTCTTGCTTATGATAATCTCGCAACAAAGGAAGTTTTATTAATTGAAACAGAAAAAAGAACTGATATTAGTGAAGATACTTATGGTACAATTTGTGATTATATTTCAAAACTTGATAATTCACCAGTAGAAATGAATTGGATGGTTGATACTACAGAAAAGTGGTGTAGAGATCGTGCAATTTATCTTGCTCTTATGGAATCTATTAAGATTGCTGATGGTCAAGATGAAAAAAAATCTAGGGATTCTATTCCTTCTATTTTGCAGAGTGCACTTTCAGTAAGTTTTGACAATCACATTGGACATGATTATCTAAATGACTATGAACAAAGATATGAATCCTATCACAAAAAAGAAAACAAAATCCCATTTGATCTTGAATACTTCAACAAAATTACAAAAGGTGGTCTGCCTAACAAGACTCTCAATATCGCTCTTGCTGGCACAGGTGTCGGGAAAAGTTTATTCATGTGCCATATGGCTAGCTCCATCCTCTTGCAGGGGAAAAATGTTCTCTACATTACACTTGAAATGGCTGAGGACAGGATTGCTGAAAGAATTGATGCGAACCTCTTGAATGTAAATATCAAAGATATTACTGAGTTATCTAAGCAAATGTTTGATACTAAGGTAAATAATATTGCTAAGAAAACTCAAGGAACTTTTATCATTAAAGAGTATCCAACTGCTTCTGCACATGTAGGACACTTCAAGTCTTTGTTAAATGAATTATCTCTTAAGAAGTCATTTAGACCTGATATTATTTTTATTGATTACCTTAATATTTGTGGGTCATCAAGGTATAAGTCAAACTTTTCTGTCAATTCTTATTCTTATGTTAAAGCAATTGCAGAGGAACTTAGAGGATTGGCAGTGGAATTTAATGTTCCCATTGTCTCTGCTACCCAAACTACTCGTAGTGGTTATGGCAACTCTGATGTTGAACTTACTGATACTAGTGAATCCTTTGGTCTCCCTGCTACTGCTGATCTTATGTTTGCCCTTATTAGTACAGAAGAGTTGGAGCAATTGGGACAACTTATGGTGAAACAACTTAAGAATAGATACAATGATCCCACTATCAACAAAAGGTTCATTGTTGGTATTGATAGGGCAAAGATGAGACTTTATGATTGTGAGCAAAAAGCACAGGATGATATTCTTGACTCTGGTAAAGAAGAAGAGTATAATGATAAAGAAGAACACAAATCTAAAAAATCATTTGAGGGATTTAAGTTTTGAATTATTATTCTGTATTTGATAAAAATGGTAAAAAGATTTCTGACTGTGCAAGCATAAAAGATGCTATAATGTTAGTTGAACTTGGAGAAAACAGAACATATCGTCAAATTAAAAATATTAATCCTGAAACAGTAAATGTCTCTTGTGTAAAATTAGAAGATGATTTACAACTTTCAGAACAAAAAATCCTACCCCAATCAGAATTAGAACCTTTCATTGTATAATTATTACTGAATAAAACTATGACTAAAAAAATTGACTTTAAAAAGTATCAAGAATTTGTAGATGCAGTCACTAGTGATGCATCCAAAGACTTTCTATCTTTAACAGAAAGAATGGTTGAACTTGACCAAAAGGGAGCAAACATTGAAAGGCTTTTAACTGCTGGTGTTGGAATGAATGCAGAAGCAGGTGAGTTTCTTGAAATAATTAAGAAAATGCTATTTCAGGGAAAACCCTGGAACCAAGATAATAAGGAACATCTTATAATAGAACTTGGTGATGTAATGTGGTATATTACACAGGCTTGTATTGCACTTGATGTTTCATTGGATGAAGTGATTTCTGGTAATGTAGATAAACTTATGAAACGTTATCCAGGAGGAAACTTTGATGTATTCTATTCAGAAAATCGTTCAGAAGACGATAGATAATTATAAACAAAAATTAAATGGCAGATGCAAATGTAGATATTAGAGAACTTTGTTCTCTATATTGTTTTTATTCTATTTTGGAAGAAGATAGAATACCAATTCAAGATCCTATAACCAAAAAAACAGATATTAGAACAATTGATGCTAATATTTTAAAAGTTTGGCCAGATTTATCTGACAAAGATGAAATATTTGCTTTTCAGCATCAAGGACCAACTTTAAAAAACTATTTAAAATCAATTGGAATGACTAACTATTCCAATTTCAAATATGGGATATTTGAAAAATCAATGACCCCTTTAGGAAATTTAATACCTCCATCTAAAAGAACAGATATCTACGATAAAATTTGGCAATTATTTACTCAAAAACACAGGAGTTTATTTAGGACTAAAAAGGATACTTGGAATCCTGCTGATGTTTACATCTATAATGGAAATAATGAAGGTAGGATTATAAGAGATATTGAAAATTTAAAAACAGAAACTGAAGATTTGGAACCAGTGGTTTTTGTTGCTTTAGTTAATGAATATTTAAAAACTTTATATAAAAATAAAGAATTGATTGGAATATCTTTAAAAAAAGCTACTTGGCCAAATATTCCTAAAGCCACAGAAACAAATACAAAATTAGATGATGAGTTTGAACCTCCAAAATTTGGTGATGCCAGATTTACAACTAAAGTACATCAATGGATGGAAGTAAAAAAAGATGGAAGAGAATTAGGATTTAGGGGTAATTCATTAACTTTTGAATGTCAAGTTTCTATGGATGGTGGGAGTATGAAAAAATATTCTTGGGAAAGTAAAAGTCCATCTATGTCAGGATTTCACGCAACTGAAATGAAAGATTTAGTTGCTAGTTCTCCTAAACCAAACAGTCCTCTAAAAAAAGCAGGTGCTAGAACTGGATCAATTCCTATTGGAAAGTTTGAAAAATTAATAACAGAATATTCTGGCAACTCTGTTAATCATAATATTCCTACAGGAGCAAGTGAAACTTTAAGTGATAGTGAAATTGCATATTGGAGTGGATTTCTCAAACAAGTTCAATTATCTTCTTTAGTTGAAGTTGGAGATACTTATATCACCAATCCTATCACAAATAGAAAAACAGATTCTGACAATTACATTAGAGATTTAGCATGGATAGATGCTCACACTCCTGCTGAAGTTGAACAAATTTATGGGATAAAAAAGGAATCTAAATTTAGACAAAACTTTAGAGGAAAATTGAGAGGTTTGAGATATATGAAAGCAATTATCAATGCTAACAAACAAAATAAATTAGGAGAATTTTTAATAAAAGCATATTATTATGCATCTAAAATTCAATATTCTACTGATGATCTTGAAGGTCCATTTGTAAAAATCCAATGATGTGCTACACTGGTAAAATACTGGAGACCCTATGATTGACCTGAGAACTGGAGACTGTATTGAGTTGGCAAAACAACTTGATGATAACTCTATTGATTGCACAGTA